TTTACTCTCAGCTTCTTCTCTATTCTTAATAGGATCATCAATGATGAGTAGGTCAGCACCCCTACCAGTGATAGCACCACCAATACCTACACTTGTATAACTTCCACTCTTGTCAGTCTTCCACTTAGCCTTGTTCTGTTCATCTGCTTTTAATCTTGTTTTAAATATCTTTTGGAATATATCATCTTTAAATAGTTCCCTTGTCTTAGAACCAAAGTCTTGAGCTAACTCAGCAGAATAAGAAGCAGTTATTACTTCCTTATCAGGGTTTCTACCCAAATACCATGCAGGGAAGTTAATAGTAGCAAGTTGACTCTTACCATGACGAGGTGGGACAAATATCATTAACCTCTTAATTTCCCCACGCTCTACAGCTTCTAACTTATCAGCTATAGTCTCATGGATATTAGCAGGTTTATATCTTCTATTAGTAACAATACTAAAGTCTACTAGACTATGCCTCCCTGTCTGTAATATCTTTAATTGATCTTCTTTTGAGAATTTCATTTAATTGTTCTTCGTTTAAAACTTCTTCTTTTCTCTCTGTAGCCCCACCACTTAATAGTTCTATGTTCTTAGTAAGTTTATCAATTCCACCAGTAATATCAGAGTAGTTTGCTTTCTCTTCCTTACCAGCTAATAAGTCTATAGCCCTATCCCTTGCTTTAATCATCTTCTCTACTACTGGTAATACATCTCTCTGTACTCCTGGAGCATTGATTATATCGGGTGTTTTGTGTCTTGCAGTATTTCTAGTATATCCAACTGACTCCAACATCTCACTTTTATTCAAAGGTTTAGCCCTCTTAGTGTTAGCTATGAGCTCTTTTGCTAGTGCTTTCTGTCTTTCTGTCTGTACCTCTGCCATATTAAACTAAGGTTACTTTACCTCTTAATAGTTCTTTGTCGTGTTTAGGTAGTCTTGCTATCTTTACACCATTACGGATAACAAATTTAGGTTCTTCAATAATAGGTTCTAGTACCTTCTTTATTCTTTTAGTTGTTTTGGATACTAATTTCTTTGATGTCTTTTTTTTAATTGGCATATATTATTATTTAGTTGTTTTATCAATGGCTTCTTTGATTTGTTCATCAACCTTTTTGTCGATAGCTTCTTTGTGGTCTTGGGCTTTATCATATAGTTTTAAGTCAGCATAAACCATTCTATAACTCATCTGGGCTCTTACTTGGTATTTATCTTCTAGTTTTTGTAGAGCTTCTTGAAAACTCTCTAATCTTTTTTCGTAGTCTTTGAATTTCTTTTTGTCTTCTGGGGATAGCTCTTCAGCGTTGAGTACGTGCTTTTCTTCTTTTGACATAGTTTTTTATTTAAACAATTAACGCAGTGTCCTTTATAAAGATTTAAGTAATAATATTCTTTACCACAGTTTTTGCAGACTTGTACCAGTTCTTTGGTTTCTTTAGTTTCGGATTCTTTAATTCTTCCTGGTACTGTTTTATCCATAGAATTGTCTCTGGTTTAAGTTTATCCTGTAAAAGCATAATATGTTCCTATTGCAAAAAGTATAATTAAGATAAACCAAACTAATCTAGTAGTTATTTTGTCTCCTTCTGGGTACTGCATAACTTATCTATAAGGGAGGACTATAGTAATAGTCCGCCTCTGCCAACCATTTAAGGTTAGGCACTAAAGTTCTCCTTTGTAGATAATCTAACTATAACTAACTACTACATTTATAGCGTCCTTAATCCTTTGAAGTTCAGCTTCTTTATCAGACATACATTCCACTGCTCTTCCTACTTCCTCTGCATTCTGTATAGCATTTTCAATAGCCATTATATGCCTAGGTACGTAATCAAAAGCTGGTGTATCTGATAATTCTGGGTCAAATCCTTCCATTAAGGTTGACAGAATTACAATCTCGTGTGGACAATCAGTATCAATCTGACCTTTTGTGGCTAATTCTACTGCTAAATCAAAATCATAAGTAACATAAGGATTATCCTTTTCATTATCTGGTTGAAGATATGTAATAGGTATTGGTGTTCCGTGAACTCCTAATACCATAAATCTTGATGGATATTTAGTTGCTGTCATATTATTATAGATAATCTATTTAAAACTCAGGGTCAAAGAATAAATTAGTATGTTTCTATCCCACTAAAATTAGTTGCACCAGAACCGTCTGTTACTGTTAGAGTATTTCCATTTTTATCTGGTGTGCCTGAATAGAACAACATATTTTCGTTACTATGGGACCAATTGTAATATGGTTGGTACCAAGGTTGAGTGTAATTTCTCTCCTGGATAATCTCAATTACTTTAGTACCACTATTATTAGATAGTTTCTCTACTAATCCTCGTAGGAATTCAATTTCTTCTTTGAGAGATTTTTCATCTCTTTTGATGGTTTTTTGTTACGAAGAGTTCTAAAGAATGCAGGTAGTAGTTCAATTCTACTTTCTATTAAAATATCATTAGGTATGATGCCTTGAGCTATCATAGCACTATCAATGAACTTTTGTTTATCTTGTGGTTTACTGGAAATTCCAAGAATTTTAGTCCATTTCCTCAATGTTTCAATGTCAGAGGGTGGAGACAGGACACCTCTTTCAATTTTACTCCAATTACTCGGGTCATAATTAACTAACCTACAAATTTCGCGTAAGCTAAGTTCTTTTTTTAGTCGGAGTTCTTTTAGAAACTCACCAAATTTTACTAAATTTTGATTCATAGGATCTTATAGACCAGACTGATGTTATTGTGAAGATAGTGTTCCACATATGGACTTATCTTCTAAAACTATTAGCTCGGTTATTATTTTGTCTATCTTAGTTAGGTTTAGCCAGTAGGTAGATTTAGTAGGATTATCCATTGTAGTCATAAAATCCATTCCATAAGAATACTCTAGGCTTCTTCTTTGCCAAGGAAGTTTAGCCATAGCTAGCCTAAATTCTTTTCTTTTGTCTTGTAGTTCTATACAGTGCATACCCTTACTTTTCTAGTCTTTTAAATCTAATCTCTACATAAGGTTCGTCTACATCATCATTCCAAATCTTAAAATCTACTTTATGTTTTAACCCACAGTCGCAACATTCGTGAATAAAACCTTTCATTTTAGGTCTGTACCATTCGTTGTCTTCAAACTGTTCTATATCTTTTTCTTGCATAAAAAAAAACTAACAAAAAGTTAGCCTATAAAGCATTTAGTTTTAGTTTGTTTTATCATAAACGACAATCTGTTATGATTAAACTCTCACTGAATACTGCACCCTTTAGAGTTAGTTTAGTTTTCTTTGAGCTATTGCCCATAGACCCTATACGCTCTCCAATGCTTTAGATACAGAACACAATTAGCGTTTGATAACAGTAGTATATACTAATAGCCAGAATAAGTCAAGTGGATAACTTTTTAATTTACTACTTGACAAAGGTATTTTAGTGTGGTATTCTATAAGCACTATGAATTTCGGAAACTATACAATTTATATTCAAAGAACCCTAAACGATGGGATTTGTCGCAAGACACAGGTTTCCGAAAACCTGATAGTTTCCATCGTCTAGGGTTTTTTTATTAGAAATTTATGCAAGGCTGGATAAAAATACACAGAAAAACAATGGACAGTTCTGTGTTTGACAACTCAAACTACTTCAAAGTATGGATGTGGTGTTTACTAAAAGCCACTCACGAAGAACATACTTTTCCTTTTAATGGAGAAGAATTATTAGTAAAAGATGGAGAATTTATCACTGGAAGAACAAAGGCTTGTGAAGAATTGTGTATGACACCCCAAAAGTACCGTTCTGCAATAAAGTACCTAAAATCAACCAGCAGATTAACCATCAAGAGTAACAACAAATTTAGCTTGATTAAGGTAAATAAATGGGAAGAATACCAAAGTGTAACCAGCAAGGTAACCAACGAGCAACCAGCTGGTAACCAACAAATAACCACATACAAGAATGTTAAGAAGGGAAAGAATGATAAGAATATATATAGCCCTTCTAATTTAAAAAATAAACCTTACAAGGACTTTGATGTATTTAAATGTAATGATGGGACTGTCGCTCGTCTAAGGTTTGGTACTTGGGTAGATGATTCTTCCGAGGTCAAACTTGAAATCAATTACTATAAGGAGTTGCCAAAAGTATGAAAACAAAAATAAACAATACAGGAGACCCTTGTAGGAAGTGTGGTACGCCAGTAATTAAGAAGGAATGTAAATTCAAGGAAAAGAAACTTGAAAAGAGCTACTACTATACTGCCTACTATGCTTGCACTGGATGTAAGACAACCTATTACAATAACAAGTTCAAAATAATGAATGGAGTAGTAAAGAAAAAGAAACCAAAGAAGTATATAATGCCAGATAGAATGACCAGTCAAAATTATAGAGGTTATTTAAAATCTGAACATTGGAAGACTAGAAGAGAGAATTTTCTGAAAACTAATAAATTCTGTTTCTGCTGTGGCTCAATAGCAAACATAGTACACCACCGCAACTATGGAAATCTAGGTAAAGAGAAAAACAGAGACTTAATATTAGTTTGTAGGGACTGCCACTCAGAGATACATAGACTAATAAATGAAGAAGGCTCTAAATTGAAAGACGCACATATAGAAGTTAGAGCAAATTATTTAGTAGAAGAATTTAATTAACGTGAAATCCACTATGCATACAAACAAAGAAAAATTATCATCAATAACTTTTGAAAAATTATGTCTAAAGTAGAAATCATAAATGGAGATTGTCTCGTTGTTTTGAAAACAATGGACAGTAATTCCATAGACTCCATATGTTGCGACCCTCCCTACGGAATATCTTTTATGGGTAAGAAATGGGATTATGACGTTCCTAGCGTAGAAGTATGGAAAGAGTGCCTAAGAGTCCTAAAACATGGTGGACACGCTCTAATAGCCTGTGGTACACGCACACAGCATAGAATGGCAGTTAATCTTGAGGACGCTGGATTTAAGATAAGAGATATAGTCGCTTGGGTTTATGGCTCAGGATTTCCCAAATCTCATAATATAGGAAAGGCAGTTGATAAATTGCAAGGGAATGCGAGGGAAGACTTAGGAAGAATTAAGAGAGCAGGAAAAGAAGCTGGAACTTATGGTGCAATGGAAGGAAATAATATGGACACCAAAGGCTCATCTAAATACGAAGGCTGGGGAACAGCTCTTAAACCAGCTATGGAACTATGGACACTATGTAGAAAGCCTTTAGAAGAAAAGACAGTAGCTAGTAATGTTTTAAAATATGGTACAGGTGGAATAAATATAGATGAGTGTAGGGTGGGGATGAGTGAAGATGATAATAAAATGTTAGAAGCTAAGAGTAGTAAAGAATTTAAGGGAGTAAAACCTTTTGGCAATACAGATATAAAAGGTTCAGCACTAAAACCACATACACAAGGTAGATTCCCTGCTAACCTAATCCACTCGGGAGAAGATGAAGTAGTAGAGGGGTTTCCTTATACTACAACTAACGGAGTTAAGACTCATTTTACTGGTGATGCAAGTGATAAGATAAATATAGGAGGTGGTAATGTAACTCCTTACGAAACTAACTCTGGCTCTGCCTCACGCTTCTTCTATTGTGCTAAAGCTAGTAAGAGCGAAAGGAATAAAGGGCTAGAGGGGTTTGATGAAATTAAAAAAAACACTCTTAATTCTTACGGAGACCAAACAGAAGTTGAGCAGGGAGATGGTGCAACAAGGGTTGGGGACAAGGGGTCAAGTGTGTCAGCTAACTTTCATCCAACTGTTAAACCTATAAAGCTAATGCAATACCTATGCAGACTAATCACACCTGTTGGGGGGACGATTCTTGACCCTTATATGGGTTCTGGTAGTACTGGAATAGGAGCTAAACTAGAGGGCTTTGATTTTATAGGAATAGAACTTGACGATGAGTATGTAAAAATTGCCAAAGCTAGAATACAGGCTTGGGAACAAGACAAACAGACTAAACTTTTATGAGAAAGCAATACAAGATAAAACCTATAAGGATGTCTGAGGATACTTGGAATACTTTCAGACAAATGAAGATTGAGTCTGGTTTAACGTGGAATCTATTTATATTAAAGCTAATTAAATCATTTAAACAACTATAGTATGAAACAATCTCTAAAATCTCAAATATACTCAGAGCTAAAAGAAAGAGGTTATCTTACTTTAGATCAAGTACACGCTATTGCTCATAGAGAGGGTAAGAAGGAGAGTAACGCTGAACGCACCCTACGCCCTTCTAACAGCGGTACTTGCGTTGAGACGGTCTATGACCTAAAGAAACAAGTTAAAGGCTATAAATGGACAGAGGCTCTTAGTCCTGATGTTTATACCCAAGAAGAAATCAATAGAAGGGCTTTAGCTTATCATAAACAATCCCTTTTCTAAGCCCAGTTTAGACTGTGGATAAGTACCTCTTGACAAGCTCTGTTTAAACTGTTATTATATATACATAAGTTAAGACGATGACTTAGACAATCGTCAAGAACTATAAAGGGCAGGAGTGGTAGAATAGCGGCACTATCTTCTACTCCTAGCCTAAATAGTTAAATAATAAATATATGTTTGATAATAAATTAAAAACACTATTAGTTGAAAGAAATATAGAGTGTCCAAATTGTAGTAAAGTATTAAATAAAGGAGCAGTAATGTTTAAAGATGAATATAGAAATGAAACATTTTGTGGCTACTGTAAAGAAGATTATAAAGAAGCAGTTATACAAGAAGAAGGTGAAAATGGAGAATTTATTAGATAGTTAATTATATAGTGTAATAAATAAATGTATGAAAAAGAATATGGGGGTAAAAAATAAAGGTAAAGGACACGATGTTAAACAATGTCCTTACTGTTTTGCTGATAGAAATACAGATGGCACTTGTAGTAATAGTAAATGTAAAAGCAAAAAGAAGTTAAATAATTAACCTTAGTGTAATAAATAAACATATGCCTCTGTCAAGAAAATACGGTTTCATAAAAAGAGATAAGAAAAGAAGATATATAGCCTATGTACTGATAGTATTCTCTTTCATCTTTGTAAATATTTGGGCTTATCAAAGAGATATAGCAGTATCAAATTTCTTATATGAAGTAAATGCAGGCTTTGAAGGGCAGAAGATAGAGATAATTAATAAACATAGAGCAAGTCTTTAATTAAAAGAGAGGCGAGCCATTCAGACTAAACGACAACGGATAGAGGAGTCCTTTGACACCAATTACCCTTAGTCCGACAGCTCAATGGTTCTCGTCTTTTCTAACTAAAAATATATGTGTAAACTAAAAGACGAACTAATTGAACAAGCAGAGAAACAATACAGCTATGGTCAACTAAAACCAACAGATAATGGTTATGAGTTAGAAAATAGAGAACAAGCAGACTATACAGACGATAAAATAAATAATTCACAATTAAATAGATAATATGAAATACTCAATGACAAGGAAAATCAATCTAGGAAAGTATGGTTTAGATTATGAAAGTTTAGATATTGGTGTTGAAGGTTGTGAAACAAAGAAAGAAGCTATGCAAGAAATAACAGAATGGAAAGCAGAGATAATTGAAGCCCTTAAACCTAAAGACCCATTCCCAGACGATACAGTTAAACTAACTAAAGAAGAAGAAGATAATTTACCTAACTAAAACTATGAATAAAGAGTATTCTGTTCGTGGAAAGATTGTCACCCTACACCACGAATTTACATTAAAAGAAGCAGAATTTTGTTTATGTGAAGTAGATGATTGGTTTGAAGTTTACAGAAAAAAAGAACTTAAACCAATAGAAGAAAGTAATTATTGGAAAAGAAAAACACAATTACAAAAAGAAATAGATGATTTACAAGACACAAAAGAAAAAGAAATAAAGGATATACAAAACAAAGCAATAAAAGGACTAGAAACGAGGTTAAAACTAAATTCAGCTTTTAGTGAAGACTCAAAAATGTCACAAATAGGTTTGTACTTAGCAACAGAATTAAATAAAATGATAACTAAATAATATGAAACAAATACTATTTTGGCAACTAACCTGCTCTGTTTTTTGGTCATTAGCTATATTCGTCTTAGAGCCAACTATGGTAATGTCTATAATATTTAGCTTGTTACTCTGTATGTTTGCTTCAATTTTAGCCACTTTAATAACTAAATAAATATGTACAAAATAACCATAAAACAAATAGAGATAAAAGAGGTTAAAGAAACTAACTATGTTGTAGTTGGAAAAGAAGCAGACGGAGAAAATACCTATGGATATGCAGACGAAACTAAGGAGAAAGAAATAGAGCAGATAATCTTAGAGCAGAGATTAGAAGAACTAGACATTAGTAAATTAGCTATCTTTTTAAACACTAAATAATTAAATAATATGTCAGAAGAAACTAAAGATATAATCCTAGAAAAAGTAATTACCATAGAAGAAGTAACATCTAAAGACTTTAGTGGTTCAACTAAATATTCAATCAAAGCAGATGGTAAAACATTTGGACTCTGGAAACTAAAAAAAGACAATACAGAAACAAAAGCCTTTCAATTCTTTAAAACATTAGGAATGGAAGCTAACGGAGAAATGGTACAAATCTCTTACAAGGAAGTTCCAGGCTCTTACAAAGACAAAACTACAGGAGAAAATAAAGAAACTACTTATTACAATATCATTATGATGAAAAGACCAAGTGCAGCTGACGCTCTAATGGCTCAACCAATGGAAAGAGAAGAACAAACTTACCAAAAAGAAGGTAGTTTAGAATCACAGATTTCTAAGCTAGAAATGCGTGTATTAGCTTTAGAGTGTAAAGATACCCCTTTAGCACCTGAAACACCTGAAACGAAAGAACCTGAAACAACAGAAGAAATCTTAGAATCCATACCATTCTAAAATATATGCAAACATACAAATCAATAATGGAAGAAATGGAGAAAAGAGTTCGTAACAACGAGGCTATTTCTCCTGCTAGTTGGATTGAAGTTGCACTTCGTATAAACCTACTCGGTTCTGAACTAGATAATAAGATAGCTAACTATGAAGCTATGATGATTTCTATTGAAGCTGAGTATCTTAAAAATGATATGTCTAGTGCCAAAGCAAAGACCTTAGCTAAAGCAGAAGTAGACTACAAAGAATATTTAGAAATTAAATCACAGTTCAAAAGATTGAACGAGTTTATTATGCTAGCAAAACGCCGTGCAGTAATACAAGATATTTAAAAGAGAAGTAATACAAGATATTTAATATGCTTACAATAACCAACGAAGACAACATGACCCTGATGGCTCGTTACCCTGACAATCACTTTGAGTTAGCTATTGTAGACTTGACAATATATAACCCATACTGTATAATATAGATAGCTAAATATAATTATACAATATGCCAATATCAAACGAACTACAAAAGGGAGTAGCTGGGGAATATCTAGTGTGTGCCGATTTAATAATGAAAGGGCTAGTCGCTTATACAACAGAGCAAGGATTACCTTACGATGTTGTTATAGATGTTGAAGGTAAATTACTTAAATGCCAAGTTAAGACCACAGAAAAGCCAAGAGAAATACCTCAAAGGTCAAAGAAAACATACGCTTACATTTTTAATATTAAAAGACACGGAAAAAAGAATATCAAAAGATATGAAGATAGTGATGTAGATGTATTTGCTCTAGTTGAATTAAACACAAGAACTGTGGCTTATCTTAAAAATACAGAAATGCCAGATACGATAAATTTGAGAGTTGATGCACTTAGAGATACTTATTACGATGAAAAAGGAAAGCAAGACTATGAAAAAGTACACGAATTGTTATTAGATGGCTTAAATCAAACAGAGATAGCTGATGAATTAGATATAGCAGTAGCCACAGTAAATAGAATGTGTAATGAAAACTATAAACCGTTTATGACTAAAGCTAAATATTTTAGTGATTTATACAAAAATAAAGATTGGTTCTATGAAATATAAAACTTGTGGAGAAGAAACAAATATAAGTGGAATGAGTTTTTATAACTGCGATAATATAAAACTGTTAAAGGAAACACCTGATAATTATTACTCGCTTTGCATTGTAGACCCTCCATTTGGAACTGGAAAGTCAATCATGAATATAACAGCTACACCAAAAGAAAGAAAAAATAAGAGAATTAAAAAGAGAGAAGAAAAAGATTGGGATGTCGCACCAACTAAAGAATACTTTGACGAACTCTTTAGAGTTTCACAAAATCAGATTATATGGGGTGCTAACTACTATGACCATCTAAAAGGTAGTAGAGGATGGATATTCTGGGATAAAAAATATGAGAATACATTTAATTTTTCTGCTGGTGAACTAGCTTATACTTCATTCGACAAGCCACTAAAGAAAGTGAATGTGTCTAATAGAAAAATGCCTTATATGTCTTTTGATAATATACACCCCACCCAAAAACCAGTAGCACTCTATAAATGGCTCTTAAAGAACTATGCTAAAGAAGGAGATAAGATACTTGATACTCACATGGGAAGCGGTAGCATAGCCATAGCATGTCACTACATGGGCTTTGATTTAACAGCCTGTGAACTAGACAAGGAATACTACGACCAAGCTATGGAGAGAATTACTAATCAAACAAGACAAGAAACTTTGATATGAATAAAGCAAAACAAAAGATAAGAGAAATACTGGAACCCTACGATATAAAAGATAAGATTACTATTCTAGGTTCTGTTAGGGGTGTCTATATCTCACAAAGAATGAGTCCTGAAGCTAGAAAGAACCAAATGGCTAATGCTCGTAAAGTGCTATTAGCTAGTGCAGAGAAAGGTGATATTTTAAAGAATTAGTATGACTAAGCAATATGTAAAGGACTATATGAAGTTTCATAATATTGGAGAACAAGACTTTATCCTTTGCAAAGCCTGTGGCAAAATTGCCGTAGATTTACACCATATTATTTTTAAGTCAGCTTGTGGTACAGACGAGCCTAGTAATATTATTCCTCTTTGTAGGCGTTGTCACGACTTCGCTCACGCAAGTAAATTAACTAAAGAATATCTATATGAAGTTAATGCTAGAGGGTAATCCTAAATCAACACAGACGCTTTATAGGTTTGCTTGCAGAGGAAGTTTCCCTACAATGTATATGACGAAGAAAGGTAAAGATTTAAAAGAACAGTATCAATGGGAAATGACAGCTAGTAAGATTAAATGCACTAATAAGCCAGTAGAACTTACAATAGATTTATACTTCAATGATAAGCGTAAAAGAGATGTAGACAACTTTAATAAACTAATACTAGACGCTGGTAATGGTATACTGTGGGATGACGACAACCAAATACAATCCCTAACTGTAAATAAACACTACGACAAAGATACTCCAAGAATTGAAATTAAATATAAAGAACTCTTAACCCAATTATAATATGAACCAAGATAAAATAATTGAAGCAATAAAATACTTAGCAGATTGTTTAGACACACATAATATTTATTTACACGATTGCACTACTTGTAATTTTCATTCTGAAAAAATCAACTCTATCCTAGAACCAGAGGAGGAAGGATTACATTTTACTGGTGTAGCTAGTAGTAATTTCCCAAAGCCAGAGGAAGAGTACCCTCTAAACACTTTTAGTGAA